TTTTAAATCCATCCATATACTAACAATAAATAACCTCAATTTGCCGAATATACTAAACCGATTAGGCAAACTACGGTTATTTTTAACATTACTTACTCATTTTATTAAACTCCTCAATAACTGCCAAAACAGATATTTCTTCGTGTTTAATTTTTGTAAAGATACAATATAATTTCGTATTTAAAAATAATAAGTGTTATTTAAAATGATTATAAACAGAATATAAAACTTTTTTTATTCGTTTTATATATATATATTTGCCTTATAAATTTTAAAAAAAATAAAAAATGGGAAGACATCCGTTGCCAAAAGAAAAAAAGAAAGTATTAATAGGAGCGTCTATTGAAAAAAAAATAGTTGATGAAATGACTATATTAGAATGCAAGAGGATAGCTGAAGAAGCTGTTTTAAAAGAGTATTACAAAAAAGGCATTTCTGGAATATATAAAATAACAAATCCAATTAATGAATGTTATATTGGTGGTTCAAAAAATGTTTCAAGAAGGATAAATAATCATAAGTCTATGAACAATATAAATTACAAAATGCAAAAATCATTTGATGAATATGGCATAGACAATCATACGTTTGAAATATTAGAAGAGTGCTCAATTAATGAATTATCTGAAAAAGAACACTACTATCAAGTAAAATTTAACTCTATTGAAAATGGGTTAAATATAATACTTACAAAACCAGATTCTAAAAGAAATTTTGAATAATAAATAACCATTAAAAAATAAATTATGAAAACAAAAATTAAAAAAACTTGGCTTGGTAGCGAAATGCAACGACAATCAGTAGATACTAAAGAATGGTTAGATTTCCTCCCTGGTACAAAGTATAGATTCAAACCACAACCAAACTACGACATTGAAATACAAGCTTTACAAGATAAAGCAAGAGCAAATGGAATGAAAGTAAATATTAATTTTGAGAAGATATGAAAGAGTGGATTATATGCATATCTGTACTTATAGTTGTTTCAATAGCAATATTTATTTTAAGCACTATTTTATATTGGATTTTATCAAATATGTTTAAATTTCATCGTGAAGGATTGGTTTATTTTTGTTGTTTCCTAATATCATTAGGAATAATAGTTATAATAGGTAATATAAAAATATCATGAAAATACTAAAAAACTGGTTTAAACTACAAGAGCAAAAAAGTAAACTAGATTTAATCTCTGAGTTACTTATATGTGGAACAGTTGAAGAAAACGCAACACTATTCGAAAAAGTAAAAGTACATAAACAAGTCTTGCTTTTTTCTTTCCAGTAAGATGCATATAAACTTGTAATTGGTAAAAATAATCTTTTGTTTCTATTTCTTTATCAAATAAAGGAAAAGTAAAACAATCCCAACTACATTTAATATCAAGCACTTCATCTTCTAATATTAAATCAGGAGTTCCGAAAAAGAAATCATCTTCAAAGTATTTTTCATTTTTTAAAACGAACGGTAAATTTAACCAATCAATTGCGCTATCAATTCCTTCATCTTCCAAAAGCAAACCCTTACTAAGATATTTATTCTTAATATCTTTTCTTATGCTGTAAATAGATTCTATTAACCAATCATGTACAAATGAAATAGTAGTTTTTGAAAGCGTATCGGTTTTTTTTTGAGGGTTAGTCATTATTTTACCGCTTGCTGATGCTCTTATTTTAAATTCTGACATAATATTATTTCGTTTTCTTGTGATACATTGTATTTTTCTTTTATATCCTCAATAGTGTAATTTTTGCTTTCTAAAGCATCTTTTACTTTCTGCCAATTTGGATGCTCTGGGGTTAAGTCAATTAATGTTAAATCCAACGAATAGCTTATATCTTCTTTTCTATTTAAATCACTTCCAAACAATTTACCAAAGTGGTCTGTTGCATCTTTTATAGCTACTGTTTTAGCTATTGGAAAAGCCATTTGTAATGCTCCGTTGTTTATATTTATCATGTCCGTTACTGATGTGCCTTTTGCAGTTTGTAATTGGCATGCTCCTATACCATCATGAAAATCCCAGTCGTTAATTAATGGATTAAAATAATGAACACGAACAACTACATAAACCCCGTTAAAAGAAGTTCCCTCTCTTAATATTTCAATACGATATCGTTTAAAAATAGTCTTTAAAAGATACTCTATTCGTTCAATTGGTAAATACTTATAATTTGAAATAAAAGGATGTTTTTTAATCCATTTTTCCAATGGTGGTTGGTTCATTAAGGTAACAAAAGCGTCCGTTTTCTGAACGCTTATTTTGTCTGTATAAATATCATTTATTTTTGGGAATGTACTCATTTCATATACTGATTTAAAAACATGCTTAAACGCATTTATTCAAAAGGATTTACATGGCTCAACAACTATCTTAAATATATTAAATAGAATTGACGAATTAGAAAAAATAATATCAAAGATATGATAGATACATACAACGAACATTCACCATTCAATCCAGTTAATCAATCTGAAACTGAATTAGAGCAAGAGATTGACGAGTTAGAAGCTACCAAAGAAATGGTAAAAGTTCAAACCGAAAGACTTAACTATAAAATATGGCAGTTATCAAAACTAGCCGAAATAGAGCAAGACTATAGAACATTTGGGACTATAACATACGAGCAACAAAAAGAAAAAGAAGAAATTTTAAATCAATATATTAAATAAATAAATAAATTATGAAAAACGAGGGTAAAAAAAGACCTGTGTGTGCTTGCGGAACTGAAATGACTTACATAGAATTTAAAGGATATTATGATGAAATAGAATTTTGGATTTGCGAAAATCAAGATTGTAAAACAGAAGATGATTTTATTGCTGATGATACCATAAAGGGGGCGTATGCGTAACTTTGGCGATAAAGTAAAGTTAATTTAAAAGGATATTAATAATACAGCTTTCCTTATCACTCTTTAAAAATGCTAAAATTCCCAATTACCTACAAAGATTCGGTTATTTACAAAGTCGAGTTTAAATAACAGGTAACGGTTCAGTGATATGTGCGGATTTTCGGAGTAGAAATCGCCAATCTTTCAGCCACAAAATTATAATACCAAGTACAAGAAAATAAATCAATAATCACAATGCCGAAAATCGCTCATATCACTTGTTAGAGAATCGGCTTTTTAACACTAAATATTATGTTTTACGTAATTTCACTTACCCATACAATGCGCCACGAAAAATATATCACTTTATGGCGACCAGATAACAAAGGATATTGTTATTCAAAAGAAAACGCAGGACTTTATGAAACTCCTAAAAAAGACTATCACGATTCTTGTGATAATATGCCAATATCCGAAGAAGATGCGGAAAAACTCTTTAAAAAATTACCCTACGATAATGTCGAAAAAGATATGATTCCGAACAATAAAGAAACTTGGAAAATATTAAATGCTAAAATGACAAAGAACGGTCTCGTTAAACGTGATGTTGTGCAAGCTGTTCCCTAACGTTTTGTGGCTTTGTGATGTTGCCGAAAAAACACACCTAAAACTTTAAATTTAAGACAAATTATGAAAGCACAAAACAATAATTCAGTTCAAGACCAAGACGGCAATATCTCAAAACCGATGTTAGTGGCTGGGCAAATTGTTTGGTTAGATTATGACTTATCAAATAAATCAAAAGTTGAAGTTGTAGAACAAACACCTAAAAGATTATTTACCGTAGTAAAAGCGCCTAACAGTAACTACACGTGGTCGGTTATGACATATCGTCTGATGCCTTGCCACTAACTATTGGATAAAAGACAAAGTACTATACTTTAAATTATTGATATTATGAAAGTTACTGTATTATTCACTGTTAAATGGCAATTTAAAGAATTTCCGCATTACAAGATTTCAACTTGTAAAAAAATTATAAATTGTCAAACTGGTAGAATAATAAAATGCACTAAAAATGGCGGTAGTATTGGGTATTTTATAAACAGTAAATTTTACAAAAAGTCAAATATAAACGAATTTATAGAATTAATACCAAAATCTAACTGCCCGTTTTAAACCACAAAAACACAAACAAACAGAATATAAAAAACAACCCTAAAAATAAGATTGTATTATCTGTTTTTTCGGTTGTTTTTCCTTTGTTAACAGCTTCTTTTTTTAAATCAACGGATTTATTAAAATCTTTTACTTCAAAATTCTCAAACTTTGATTTGTCGTAACTTATTATACTATTATAATACACTACACCATCTATAATAAGCGGTTTTGTGACATCAAAAGGTTTAATTGAGCCAATGTCATTAAAGCGTATATTTTGCGTTAAAATACGGTTATTTTCAATGATTATTGAATCTGTTTCTATGGAGAAGAAATTTGAGTCTGTTTTACGAGTACCGCAAGAAATAAATAAAAGTAGTATTAATATGTATTTCATGACTTATTTAGTTAATAACATATTATTAGGTGTAAATCTAATTCCCTCACTATTTATTAATGTTCCAGAATATTTTTCAACTAAATGGAATATATCGCAATCTTTTACTTCGCATTTTCTACGAACATAAAGCATTGTATCTCCATCTTCTTTGATATTAAAATCATATCCATCTGAATTTATTCTAAATACTTTGTTCTTAATTATATGCCCGTCTATTTCAATAGGGTTTTTAATTTTAATACTAAACATTGTTTTAGATTCTTGTGAATAAGAACTAAAAGATATTAAAGTGAATAATGATACTATTTTTTTCATAATTTTTATTTCAAAGATACAAAAAAACCAAACACAATTAAGTATTTGGTTTGATTAGGAAATTCAATGAATATAAATAACAATAACAAAAACATATGATTTCATTACTGAAAACTTTAATAACTTTTGTTAATGACTTGACCGTCATTGCTATATTGCAAATATAGTTTAAAATTCTGTTATATCGTTCATACTAAATATTTTTTTAATAATTCTTTTCTATGTTCAATTCCATTTAAACCACCATTAATTTCTTGAATAATCCTGATTTATTATTTATTGAAGCTAATGCGATGTTATCGGCTTTATGGTTCTGGAATTTAAAAGGATTAAATAAATTAGCTGATAAGAATGATATTATCGGAATTACTAAAAAAATTAATGGTGGTTTAAATGGAATTGAACATAGAAAAGAATTATTAAAAAAATATTTAGTAT